AAGAAATAGAGAACTTAAATAAAATACTAGCGGAAGGATTTAAAGCATGAGTTTATACCAGGACTACCTTGATCAAAATCAAAAAACATTTTCAACTACTAGAGCAGTTTGTTCAAGGGATTCAACTAGATATTTAAAATATTGTACTAAATGCAGGTTGGTTTGGGAAAAAGGAAGTCGTGCTTATAGTGGCAATAAAAACACTTTATATTATGAGGATTTCCCAACAATAGGTAAAGAACGTAAGACTTGTGAGAAGTGCAAATGAAAATAATATCATTGGGGTTAGGTGTTCAAAGTACAGCTTTATACATGATGAGTAGTTTAGGAAGAATAGATAGGGCAGATCATGCTATTTTTGCTGATCCTGGAGCAGAGTTACCACAAACATATCAAATATTAGAATATTTAACAGATTGGGCAAAGTATAATGATGGTATTCCTATTCATGTGACAGACGAAAGAAATTTATATAAAGATTTATTAGCACAACAAAATTCTCAAGGTAAAAGATTTGCATCAATACCTGCATTTACTGAAAATGGTGGAATGATACGTAGACAATGCACAGGTGAATACAAAATACAACCTGTCATAAAAAAAACAAGAGAGTTACATGGATTAAAACCAAGACAGCGTATGCCAATGACAGAGATGTGGCTAGGTATTACAATGGATGAAATAGAAAGAGCAAAAGTTTCACAGCTACCAAGAATAACCTATCACTACCCATTAATAGATCAAAGGATGGATCGTGCAGACTGTATAAGATTTTTTAAAGAAAAGAATTTTCCTGTACCACCTAAATCAAGTTGTGTTTTTTGCCCATACCACAGCAATAAGAATTGGAAAGAATTAAAAGAAAAACTACCAGAACAATTTGAACAAGCTGTGCAAGTTGATAAGGCGATAAGGGATAGTAGTAATAGAGGATTAAAAGAGCCTATCTATTTACATCGTTCATGCACACCTCTTGACCGAGTTGATTTTGGTGATCAATTAGAACTTTTCATGTGTGAAGAAGGTTTTTGTGGCTTATGATTATAATAAATCTATATGAGATCATCATCAACCTATTAGCATTCGCAACAGCATTGGTATTAATACCGATAGGGATATTCTTATGGATATTTCTAATAACATTTATCTATAAAACAATTAAAGACTATTTAAGACAAAGGAGTGATTAATGGATCAAGAAACAAATGTCATACCACCAAAATTTACAGGATGTTATGAGACTACTGATTATTTCAAAAAATATGGAAATACTTTTTCAGGGTTATTAAGAAATTTAAAAATTGGTGATTATGTAAAAGTAACTCATAAAGAGTCTAAAAATTGTTATGCAACAGCAAATCAAATAGGTATAAAAATAGCAACAAGAAGAATGGGAAGTAAAACCCATACAAGAATTTATAGAGTAGAGTAATAAAAAGGGTATAAATATGAATCAAGAAATAAAAGAACTACTAGAAGAAGTGAGTAAACTTCTATCGGAGCAGGGTAGTTTTAAAATGATGGACTTAGAAAGAGTTAATAAGGTTAATGATAAAATAAAAGAATTGCTCCATTAGGGGCGATAAGTCTCTTTTGACAGTTTTTTTAACCAGGTGTTTATACCTTGTGTTTTTACTAAAAAAAGAGGCTGACAAATGAAAGGCAGTAAGTAGGTTGGCATTTGCTTACTGCCAAACCTTTTCCACATACTAAAGGTAATCAATGAACAAAATAGAACCATGCGAGATGTGCGGCAGATACGATGGTGACATGAAAGAGAAATGGCAGGTAAGGAAATTAGAGGTAGATAAAATGAATCTCTTACTAGCAGGTATCTTATTCGCCCAGAACGCAACATCAAGACAAATAGAACTATTTATGGCTAAATACTATATAGGCAGAGACTCATACTCAGACATAGGTAGAGACTTTGGCATCAGTAAACAAGCTGTAGCAGATGCAATAGATAGATCATGTGACATAATAACTAATATAATTAACAAATTAACTACTTGACGATTTTAGCCTTTTTTCAAGGTTAGAACTTGACGCTTAAAAACTTTTTTATATTTTTTTAACTCTAGCAATATTAGAGTTTAGAATTTTCTACCCTTATTTTTTACCTACAAAATAGCACAAAATTGCTTGACTTTTACTACTATATATAGAGGCTCTAGTGTGCCTCACTCGTCATCAGAAGTAATGAGTAGGTCAAAGACCTTGAAATAGTTTAAATAGGGCGATAGACAGGAAACACTAACTAATCGGTTGTAGCTACAGCTTTTTATATATGGAAGATAAGGGAGTCACACTCAATGTCGAATTAGTAGGTATCAAGAATCTAAAGACCACTCATAATTGGCGATTAGAATTTGATGTATATGAAATAGACTCAGATAATGTGAAGAACATAATGGATAAACTGAATAAATCTTTAGTAATGGCATTGGTGGAATATGAGTAAGGAATCGGGGGCAAATCGGGGGGCAAATGGTCAATTTGTTCCAGGAAATAAGATTGGTAAGGACACCAGATTTAAAAAAAATAACAACGCTAATCCAAATGGTAGGAATGGTGCTTTAGCTGATATAATCAAAGATGTATTTGCAGAAGTAGAGCCAGATGGTAAGACCAAAAGAGAAAAGATGATTCGCAAGGCTTATGATATGGCAATTAAAGGAAGTATGACAGCCATGCACTATTTAAGTGATCGAGGCGAGGGTAAAGTAAAAGAAACTAGAGAAGTCACTAACAAGAATGAACCTATAAAAATAATTACTGTTGATTGATTGGCAACTAAACGCAATAAGAAAAGAAATTATCCTAAACCACGCAAGACAAAAAGTCGTAGTGGCAGGAAGAAGATGGGGAAAAAGTATTCTCTCGGTCATGTGGCTACTTCATGGGGAACTCAAGCCGCAGGAAAGACGTTGGTTTGTTGCACCAACATACAGACAGGGAAAGATGGTCATCTTCCCTTTATTACGTTCAGTATTTCGACAATGGCAGGGTGCTACGATCAACGAGTCAGAGTTATCTATTAAGTTTGAGAACGATGCCGAGATAGCAATTAAAGGAGCAGAACAAGAAAACAACCTTCGTGGTGCAACCTTAGACAAGGTAGTCATGGAGGAGTTCAGCTATATAAAACCAAACGTATATGAAGAAATCATTTATCCAATGCTAACAACCACAGAAGGGGAAACTCTAATCATCGGTACACCCAATTCATTTGACCATTTATACGAATACTACCTAAGAGGTCAGTCAGATGATCCAGATTGGCAGTCATGGCAATATACCACAGTAGAGGGTGGCTTTGTATCACAGGAGGAAGTAGATAAAGCCAGGACAACAATGGATGAGGTAACATTCAAGAGTGAGTTCTTAGCTGATTTTGTATCAACAGGCAACAGAGTAGCTTACAACTTTGATAGAAAGATTCATGTAAAACAAGCAGAGGAGTTATCTCCCAATATCTTCTGGACAATGGATTTCAATGTAGATTACAACACCTCAATTCTTTGCTGTTCTTATTCAGATCAGACTATTCATTATTTCCACGAGATAAGGCAATCAAATAGCAATACAGAGCAGATGTGTGAGGCTATGAAAAAGATTGCTCCAAATATTGATATATATCCAGATAGTGCAGGATCAGCCAGGAGTACAACATCAAATCGTTCAGACCATCAAATATTAAGAGATCATGGTTTTAATGTTATAGCTAAGAAAGCTAATCCCCCTGTAATAGACAGGATTAATGCACTTAACAGGATGCTAAAGGATGCTAGTGGTAAGATAAGAATGACAGTTGATCCATCTTGTACTTACTTAATAAAAGATTTAGAACAATGCCAAAGAGATAGAGCGGGGAAAATTGAGAAAAATAAAGATATATCTCTCTCCCATGCCCTAGATGCTTGTAGTTATTACATAGCCCTAAAACATCCAATCGTCAAAAAGACAATGATGTCTAAACAATGGTAGAGTTTCTATTGGGCATTGTAGTAGGGGTTGTGACCATGTTCATCTTCTTGAATTGGTATGGCAAGAAATTAGAATTAAGAGATCAAAAACAAGTAGGGGAGATCATTCAGGAACATATAAAAGCAAATAAATATGCGGTATCATAATGGCTGAAAGACCAGAGACTATAAGAGAGATCATCTCTAGTGGTGTTGATAAACAACAGGTCGTAGTAAAGACCATTGTCAAGGGGAAGAAAAACAGAAAAGGTAAACCATACATGAATTCTGTCACTAAGCATATTGATAAGAGAAGAAGAAAATAATGGAATTTCATGATAAGATAATGCTCCCCGATCTAGGCAAAGAGGCAGTAATGACCTCTATTCGTAATGCTGAAGATCAAATGGCAAAGAAAGAAGTAGCTGAAAAACAAACAGCTTTAGACTTCTATTATAATAGAAACTTAGACACTCACCTAGAGCAATGGTTTCCAGGCACAACATTAAATCAAATCCCTCCATTTGGAATGCGTGTAGTACCTCGATTTGCTCGTAGTAGAATGATGTTATATAAACAACCCCCTGCAAGATTGATCAATGGATCAGAAGAAGTATCAGAAGATTACTTAGAACAGGCTCATCACTTAGATTCTAAGATAAGAGAGTTTAGTGAAATAGGTTGGCTGTTAGGTAAGTGCCACATGAGAAGTAAATACAACGAGAAGAACCAACGCTTAGAGTACGACATACTTCCTCATGTTAAAGAGTATTATTTAAACAATGGTGAAACTGATCCCTATGGTGTCAGTTATGAAATAGCTAAAGATGCTAAAGGTGAAAGACAGTTTGTGTTCTGGTCTGAATCAAGAGATGGTGAGCAGGGGATGCACTTCATCTTTACAATGAATGGTAAGATAAGACCTGTAGGTGATAATCTCGATATGATCAATCCTTATGACATCCTACCGATCTCTAAAATACAATTTCAATCTGATTCAATGGATGTAGCAAGAGCCGCACTACAGGTAAGTATAGCCATGACTGAAATAGCACTTGCAACCAGATATGCACTTGGTCAGCCTGTAATCACAGGGATAGATACAGAGATACCAAATTTAAAAGGTGGCATTGAGCGAGTCCTTGTTCTTCCAGAAGGCGGTTCTTTTAATTATGTATCACCTCCAGGATCAATAAGGGATATGATCGAATCGGTTAAGATGATGGTCAATCAAGTAGGTCAGAACCATTCACTAGCAATTAGATGGGGCGAAGGTGGCACACCTCCAAGTGGTGAGGCATTAAAGATATTATCAATGGAGAACCTAGAATCAAGGGAGTCCGATATTCCTTTGTTTAAAGAATGGGAACACTCTAGATATGAAATAGACAGGACTATTTTACAAGTACACCAGGGCAAGAACTTATCCGAGTCTTATGCAGTTGATTTTGAAGAGGCAGGATTTCCAACTACATGGGCAGAAGAGAAGGATAGATTGCAGTTTATGATGGACAACAATCTTATATCTCGCAAAGAATTAATTCGATACTTCAATCCAGACATCTTAGAAGATGAACTAGAAGAGAAGATGGGAGAACTTCAAGAAGAAGAGCAACCAGAACAACCATCTAACCCATTACTAGCGGCACTACAGAATGCCTAACGCACCAGACCAATTCGCCAAAGCAATCGAAAGAGTCCAGAGGGAACTCGTTGCACAGGTCTTTGATCTTAAAGGGCAGGGGTTAAGTAAGGATGAGATACTCTTAGTATTACAGTCATTAGATATGGAAGATATTATTCTAAACAAACTCAACCTACAGGCAGATATAGATATGCTGATGATAGAGTATCAATCGGTTCTTAAAGGGATGGAAATGACAGGTGCAGTAACAGGTGAGGCTCTAAATGCTTTAGTACAAATAGATAGAACTGCCTTTATGAAACAAGCAGGGATCATGGGGGAAACCATTAAGAAAGAGGTGGCAAGGGGAATATTAGCTAATGCTACTGAGAAACAAATTGCTGAAGGCATTTTAAAGGGTGCAGGTGGTGTTCTAAGAGCAGACCAAGCACAAACCCTAGCCAATACAGCACTCAATACATTTGAAAGAAATGTAACAGTTCAGATGGCAGAGTTCGATCCTAAGAATGCTAAATATGTTTATCTAGGTGTGATAGATGATAAGACCAGAGATGTGTGTTTAGAGATGGCAAGTGCAGGAGCATTAACAAGAGAGCAGATAGACTCAGCTTATCCTGGAGCATTTAGTGATGGTGGTGGGTTTAATTGTAGGCATAGATGGGCAAGAGAAACTTCCAACTCATCTAAACTTATCAACCCATCCAAAGCAAAAGATTTTATAGGAAGTAAAAA